GGTGTTTTCGAGAAATAGCGAGAGATACGATTATAATCGAATGAAACGAACCAAAGTAGACAAAGACAATTTCATTTATGCGTATTACCAACAAATTAAGAATGGAAGTGTCTGCGTTGGCAAGTGGATCCGGCTGGTGTTCGAATATCTGGTTCACGGAATCGAGAACGGGCAGTTCCGCTATGACGCGAACGAAGCCAACCAGGCGGTTGATTGGATTCAGACACATTGTTTTCATACGGAGGGACCCAAAGCGCCGGGTCCTTTTTTGTTGGAGCTTTGGCAAAAGGCCATTGTGGCGGCAATCTTTGGAATCGTTGACGCTGACGGGAATCCTCAGTTCCGCGAGATTGTTCTGATCGTTGCACGGAAAAATGGTAAGTCTCTGCTTGCGGCGGCTATCGCGAAATATGTCTTCCAGGTGAAGGGCGGCTTCGGCGCGAGGGTGTTTTGTCTGGCTCCGAAATTGGAACAGGCCGACATTATCTATAACGGCATCTGGGCCATGGTTCAACTGGATCCAGAATGGCAGCAGCTCAGAAAAGACATTGCCGGGTCAAAGGACGAACACAACAAGAAGACCATGGACGATTCCATGCTGGCGCGGCACCGGCAATCCGACCTGTTCATTCCTGGGACGAACTGCACCGTCAAGAAGATAGCATTTTCGGCAAAGAAGTCTGATGGTTTTAACCCGTCCCTGACCATCTGTGATGAAATCGCATCATGGCAAGGAGATCAAGGCTTGAAGCAATACGAGGTCATGAAGTCCGCCATGGGCGCGAGGCCAGATGCTCAAATACTTTCCTGCTCGACTTCCGGCTATGTGAATGACGGAATTTTTGACGAAATCATCAAGCGGTCGACCCGGTTTCTGATGGGCGACAGTAAGGAGCGGAGGCTGCTGCCGTTCCTGTACATGATTGACGATATCGAGAAATGGAACGATATCAACGAGCTTCGGAAGAGCAACCCAAACCTGGGCGTTTCCGTGACGGTTGATTACCTTTTGGAGGAGATTGCGGTCGCTGAAGGAAGCCTTTCCAAGAAGGCCGAGTTCATTGTTAAATACTGCAATTTGAAACAGAACAGCAGTTTGGCTTGGCTTCCGGCGGCGATAGTAGAACGCGCCAGCGGCGAACCGCTTAATCTTGATGACTTCAAAAATAGCTACTGTGTCGCCGGAATCGACCTTTCGCAAACGAGGGACCTGACGGCCTGTGTTGTGGTCATTGAGAAGGACGGCAAGTTATACGTGTTCGCTCATTTCTTCATGCCTGCTGAGAAGATTGAGGAAGCCACGGCGAGGGACGGGGTGCCGTACAACATCTACATCCAGCGCGGCTTGCTGACACCGAGCGGTGACAACTTCGTAGACTATCACGATTGCTACAACTGGTTCGTTCGGCTGGTGGAAGATTATCAGATCCTGCCGCTGAAGGTCGGATATGACCGGTATTCGGCGCAGTACCTTGTGCAGGATATGGAGGAATTCGGCTTTCAACTCGATTCCATTTTTCAGGGCGAAAACCTGTACGGAGTCATCCAGGAGACTCAGGGCTTGTTGGAAGACGGGCGCATCTGCATCGGCGACAACGATCTGCTCAAGATGCATCTGCTCAATAGCGCAATCAAAATGAGTAATGAGAGAGGACGCGGCAAGCTGGTTAAGTTGAGTCCGCTCCTTCACATAGATGGCACGGCGGCCCTGCTTGACAGTATGTGTGTCCGTCAGAAATGGTATGCCGAAATCGGCGAACAGTTACAAAACAATGAGGTGACATGATGGGGTTATTTGATTTCTTGTTTAAAAACCGCCCCAAGCCCCAGGGAGACTACGAAGGTATATTCCGTCTTTTAAACGGTTACACTCCACACTTCACCAGCTGGGGCGGCGGGATGTATGAATCCGAGTTAGTCCGGGCGGTGATCAATGCCAGAGCGACCCACGTAAGCAAGCTTTCGGTTGAGATGATTGGAGCGGCAAAGCCCGCCTTGCAAAACAAAATGAAGCATGGGCCGAACCAGTTCCAGACATGGAGCCAGTTCCTTTATCGGGCTTCCACGCTCTTGGATATACACAATACGCTTTTCATAACGCCAGTCTTTGATGAATACGGCGAAATCTCCGGCGTGTTCACTCCGCTTCCGTCTCAATGCGAAATAGTTCAGTATGACGGAACGCCATATCTCCGCTATACCTTCGGTTGGGGCGAACGTGCGGCGATTGAATTGGATGCTTGCGGGATCATGACCAAGTTCCAATACAAGGACGACCTGATGGGCGAAAACAATCACGCTCTTTTCCCGAGCATGGATCTGATCCACATTCAGAACCAGGGCATTAAGGAGGGTGTGAAGTCGGCGGCAACCTATCGCTTCATGGCCCAGGTGAGTAACTTCACTAAGACGGAAGACCTTGCCAAGGAACGGAAGCGTTTTACGGAAGAAAACTTCGGGCGGGATTCCGAAGCCGGTGGTCTGCTTCTCTTCCCGAACACTTACAAAGACATTCGCCAGATAGAGGCAAAGCCGTGGATCGTAGACAAGGACCAGGTCGACCTGATCAAGAACGGAGTCTTTGAGTATTTCGGAGTCAACGAGGACATTCTGGAAAACCGGGCTTTTGGTGATGCATGGAGTGCCTTTTATGAGGGAGCTATTGAGCCTTGGGCAATCCAGTTTTCAGAAGTCATGACGAAGATGATCTTCACCTTCCGGGAACAGAGCCAAGGCAACATGATCATGGCGACATCCTCAAGGCTCCAGTATATGAGCAACGCCGACAAGTTGGCGGTGTCCGCCCAGATGCTCGACCGTGGGTTGATGAGCATTAACGAGGTCAGACAGATCTGGAACCTTCCGCCGGTAGATGGCGGGGATGAACGTATTATCCGGGGCGAATACTATAACGCCAACGAAAAGCTAAAGGAGGATAGCAATGAGTAAAGAGATCAGGGCCTTTAACTTTGAGGTCCGCGCTGAAGAAAATCAGGAACATGGTCACTACCTTGCAGGTAGACCTATCGTATATGGATCCAAAACTGACTTGGGTTGGTATGACGAAATTATTGATGCTGGCGCACTTGACGGAACAGATCTCCGTGATGTGCGTTTTTTGGTTAACCATAATACCGACATGATTCCGCTGGCCCGCAGCCGGAACAATACCGACAACAGCACAATGCAGATGGTTGTCGATGGTGACGGCATGGGCATCCGGGTCGACCTTGACACGGAAAACAATGCGGAAGCTAAAGCTCTGTATTCGGCGGTGGGCCGTGGGGATATAACCGGTATGTCCTTCATGTTCACCGTTGATTCAGATAGCTGGGACGATATCGAAAGCGAACATCCGACAAGAACGATCAGGAAGATCGGAAAGGTCTTTGAGGTGTCCGCCGTTACTTTCCCGGCATACGAGGCAACATCGATCACGGCAAGAGGCCTGTCTGATGCGCTGGATAGCGCAAAGACATCGCTGGAGAGCGCGCGCCAGGAGCTGAGAGCGATTGAGCAGAAAAAGAAAGCAATCAAATTATTACTGGAGGTCTAAGAAAAATGGAATTTGATTTCACCACAATGACCATTGAAGACCTTGAGGCCCGCAAGGCTGAACTCCTGACCGCAATCGATGCGGAAGGCGCGGACATTGATGCCATCGATCAGGAGGCCAGGGCGATCAAGGCAGAGCTTGAGGCTCGCAAGGAAGATGAAAGAAAAAAGGCCGAGACCCGGAAGCGCATTGCTGATGGTGACGGCACAGTTGTTAAAAAGACCAAGGAAGAGAGGAACAACATTATGACCCTGAATGAGGTTAGAGCGTCCAGAGAGTACATTGACGCATATGCAAATTATATCAAGACCGGCAAGGACGAAGAGTGCCGCTCCATCATCACCACCAATGCCCCGGATTCCGTGACCGGTTCCGGCCCGGTGCCCGTACCCGAGATCGTGGATAGCATGATCCGTACCGCTTGGGAAAATGACCCGATCATGTCCAGAGTTCGCAGAACCTTTGTCAGGGGTAACCTCAAGGTCATGTTTGAGCTTTCCGCTGATCCTGCTGTCGTACATCAGGAAGGTACCAATGCACCCAACGAGGAAACCCTTGAGCTTGGCACCGTGCTGATGGTTCCCGAGAATGTTAAGAAGTGGACCACCATTACCGATGAAGCTATGACCATGGGCGGCGAGGCATTCCTGCGCTATATCTATGATGAGATCACTTATCAGATCGTCCGCAAGAGTGCAGCCATCGCGATCAGCAAGGTTGTTAACGCTCCGGCGGCATCCAGCGCGGATGCTATCGGTGTTGAGGCCATTGCGGGCAATCCGTCCGTGATTGCTATCGCAAATGCGGCGGCACACCTTACCGATGAGGCCACCAATGTAGTGGTCGTTATGAACAGACTTACCGAGACCGAGTTCATTGCGGCTCAGGCGGCTGGAAGCTTCAGCTTCGATCCGTTCGCAGGCCTTCCGAGGGTTTATACCTCTGCGCTTAAGGCTTTCTCCGCAGCATCCGCTGGAGAGACCTATGCCATCGTTGGCGACCTGTCCGCGATCCAGGTCAACTATCCCGAGGGTGACGGCATCGCTATGAAGTACGATGATCTGAGCCTCGCCGAGCAGGATCTGGTCAAGATCGTTGGTCGCCAGTATGCCGCTCATGCTCTCACGGCTCCGGGCAGAGTGGTTAAGATGACCAAGACCGCCTGATGAAGGTCGAGCTTAAAAGACGGTCAAGAATTTGGCACGAAGTCGGGGAGATCGTAGAGGTTTCCCCGGCTGAAGCCTCTTTCCTTGTGTCCGTAGGGTCTGCCGTGGCTGTCGGAGCCGACAAGGGCAAGGCAGAGACCCCGGATGACGGGCATATGGTTGAGACCGCCGAGGCAAAGCCTAAAAAAGCAAAAAAGAGATAAAGGGGGTGCTGACATGGCACTACTTGATGATGTAAAGACAGCTTGCCGTGTCACCTCTACGGCTTTTGATACGGAATTAAATGATTTGATTTCTTCCGCGCTTATGGATCTCGGAATCGTGGATATTCAAAACAGTTTGCTGATCTCGGAAAACCCGACCCCGCTTATCAAACAGGCGGTCATCACCTACTGCAAGATGAGCTTCGGCTTCCAGAGCAACGACTATTACACCCGGTTGAAGGCATCTTATGATGAACAGAAAGCCCAGTTGCTGATGTCATCGGAGTATACGGAGTGGGGTGGATGCAATGCGTGACGGCGGCCTTGTAACGCTTTATGCGCTTGAGAATATAGCTGAACCCGGTTTTATGCCGGTTGAAAAACTGGTGGAGAAGGGGACGGCATATTATTCGTATTCCACAGCCGGAATCACTCGGATCTATGCAGCAATGGGAGCGAACCGCGAGTTTGACATGGTTATCCGGTGCCATAACATGACGGAGCTGCCGGAGGGTGTGAAGTACGCTATCCCGGAGGATGGGAAGCAGTACAGAATCGACCCGGCCCAGCCCATCTATGACGCGGATGCCATCGACCTTACCTTGGTCAGATTGGAGGACTTCTATGATGTCGTTGCAGAGTAAACTCCGCCAGCTGGGCGAGGCGTTCGCAGCGGTCACGCCGACCTGCTATCACTACTGGCGGCCTGTCAAGAAAGTTCCGTGCATCATCTGGGCCGAGTCCGGCGAGGACAACAGTTTCTCGGCGGATAACCGCAAACAGGAGCAAACTATTACCGGCTCTGTCGACCTGTACACCAAGACGGAGTTTGACCCGCTCCTTGATGATGTCCAGACGGCCCTTGAGGACATAGGTGTTCCGTGGATCCTGTCATCCGTCCAGTACGAAGACGAGACCAAGATGATCCACTACACATGGGATTGGAGCGTGACGAATCGTGGCTAAGTTTCAAGTGGGCAACGGAATCGACCAGTATGTCGAGACCTTGCAGAACCTTGAGTTTCAGAGCGAAGACATGATAGGCCGCGCCATCTACCAGGGGGCGAAAATCGTGGCTGACGCGGTCAAGGGTAACATCAGCCGATTGCCGTCATCGGTCTGCAAAGATGTGGAACGTGACGGCCTATTGGACGGCTTCGGCGTTTCCAAGATGCAGGACGAAAATGGCTATTACAATGTCAAGGTCGGCTTTGACGGATACAACGCGGATGTGACGAAAAAGTACCCGAAGGGCAAGCCCAATAGCATGATAGCCCGCGCCCTCGAGGGCGGCACCAGCTTCCAGCCGAAATATCCTTTTGTAGGCCCGGCGGTCCGGGCGACCAAGGACGCGGCGGAAAAAGCGATGGCGGAAGAAATCGACAAATATTTACAAAAATCACAGGGCTGACAAGGCCCTATTTTTTATGGAGGTATTAAAAAATGGCGGCTAACGGTAGAGTAATCACCGGCTTTTCCAAGCCCTACATTGCAAACTACGCAGCTTCCGGCACCACCGTCACCTATTCTGGCGGTATGGTCCTTGCCAGAGGCGTGTCTGTGTCCCTGGCTCCCGAGTCTGCGGACGATAACAAGTTCTATGCGGACAATGTGACCGCTGAAACGGCTGCTGGTGTGTTCACGGGCGGAACCGCAACCATCACCGTAGACGGCCTGAACCCGGCAGCCCGCGCTCTGGCCTATGGTCTCCCGGAGGCTGGATCTGACGGCTGGACGGCTGACGGAGACACCACCAATGCACCCTATGTTGGCATCGGCTATATCGTCAGGTATATGTCCGGCGGCGATGTTATTTATGTCCCGACCGTGCTGGCTAAGACCCGTCTGTCCATCCCGACAGAGGAGGCCAACACTCAGGAGGACGAGATCGACTGGCAGCCTGCTGCCCTTGATTTCACCCTTATGCGGGATGACAGCGCAAACCACAACTGGCGGTTCATTGGTGCGGACTTCACCACCGAGGAAGCTGCGGAGGCGGCGTTAAAGACTAAGCTCGGTATCACCTGAGGAGGTCTGACATGGAGTTAAACGGCAGGGAGGTCGAGTTTCGGCGGACAGTATGGGCCATGATGTCAATAGCGGCATTATGCCCGGACCGGGACTTGAGCAAGATTAATGAGGTCTTGAATAATGACTTCGTTGACGGAAATCTGGCGGCGGCCCAGTTCATCAGCATCCTTTCCGAAGCATCAGAGAGGGTGAAGGAATACGAGGCCAGCCGCCTTGGAAAAGAATATGAAAAGGACCCGGTGACAGTTGACGAAATCATGAATCTTGATGATTATGAAACATTCGTTCAGCTGTTCGCCGAGGCCCAGCTTGCTTGGGCGCGGGATGCCAAACAGAATGTTGAGGCCGAGGCTCCCAAGAAGAGTAAAAAAAAATCCAAGGCAAAGGTCACCGGATTGACCTAAACAATCCGTCATGGCTTATGTACTTCGGGCGGCGTGCTGGCATGGAAAAGGTCGAGATTCTAAACACTACCATCGGCGAGATATACGACATGATAGCCTGCTGGGATATCGATCACGGCATTGCCGTTCCGAAGCGGAAGCCATTGACATATGACGAAGCTATAGCATTGAGGTGATTGTTATAATATCGGTCAGCTGGATACTATGAAGGATTAAGCCTTGAACGAATAAACGTCAATGGCAACTACGAACCCAACAACTGCAAGTGGATAACAAAAACTCAGCAATACTTAAACCGAACTGATTCACACTTTTTAACAGCTTTCGGCAGAACGCAAACCATAAAGGAATGGGCTGACGAGAGCGGAATCAAATATGACACAATCGAAAGGCGCGTAAATCAATATGGTTGGAGCGCAGAAAAGGCGGTCACTTTTAAACCGCATACAAGGCATCCGTAAGGGTGCTTTTTTGATTGGGGGTGGTCTTTGATGGCTGTAAATATCGGCCCTCGACTATAACGCATTGGTATAGACGGCGAAAAAGAATACCGCGATAGCATAAATAACATCATCCAGCAGCAGAAGACTTTGAAAGCCGAGATGCAAGCAACCGCTTCAGGGTGGGACAAGTCCACATCGGCAATGAAAAAAGCCAAGGACACGACCGAGAACCTGAACAAACAGGTCGAGAATCAGGAAAAGCGTGTTGCCGAGCTGAACAAGATGCTGGAAGAGTCCAGCCGGAAGTACGGCGAGAATGACACCCGAACCCTCAAGTGGAAAGAGGCTGTCGCGGCGGCTACGGCTGAATTGAACCGCATGAAGTCGGAATTGGCTGACCAGCCCAACGCCATCCAAGCGGTGGGTGCGGCAATGCAGGAGACCGGGGAAAAGCTCCAGAGCATCGGCGGTAAGGTCACCGAAGTCGGCACGGGTCTGACTACAAAAGTAACGGCTCCGTTGGCGGCGGTCGGTGCTGCTTCGATTGCCGCGTTCAAAGAAGTGGATAGCGGGTTTGACACCATCATCACGAAGACCGGGGCCTCCGGTGAGCAGCTGGAGGAATTCAAGGGAATCTTTGATGAACTGGCTACCACCATCCCGACCGACTTTGACACAGTTGGCGCGGCTATTGGTGAAGTTAACACCCGGTTCCAGCTTCAGGGCGAAGAACTGCAAAACGTGTCTGACGCGTTCATCAAGTACGCCGCCATCAATAACACAGATGTGTCCAGTTCCATCGATAACGTACAGGCGGCTATGGCTGCATACGGAGTCGAGACGGACAGCGTGGCGGATGTGCTGGACATCTTTAACAAGGTAGGCCAGAACACTGGCATTGGACAGGATGCGCTGGCGAACACTCTGACCAGCAACGTGGCGATATTTGACCAAATGGGATTCGGCATCAACTCGGCAGCAGGATTCCTTGGTCAGCTGGAGTTGAACGGCGTTGATTCCTCCGCCGCCATGGCGGGCCTCAAGAAGGCTTTGCAGGAGGCGACCCAGCAGGGAATGACCATGCCGGAAGCCCTTGCCGAACTGCAAACGAAGTTGCAAGGCGCGAACAGTGACACCGAAGCTATGTCCTATGCCATGGAACTATTCGGCAACAAGGCGGGTCCCGCTCTGGCTCTGGCTATTCAGGAAGGCCGCATCAGCCTGGACGATGCTTCCAATGCCGTGACGAATTACGGCAACTCCGTCCAGCAGACTTTCACGGACACCCAAGACCCCATCGACCAAAGCACCATGACCATGAACCAGATCAAATTGACCTTGGCTGAACTGGGCGATACTCTTTCCGGGGTGGTTGCTCCGGCTTTGAAGACGGTTTCTGATGTGGTCAAGAAAGCTAAAGAGAAATGGGACGGCCTCGATGATTCCACGAAGGAGAATATCGTCAAGTTTGGTCTGTTGGTTGCCGCCATCGGTCCTGTTGTGGTCGGTATTAGTGGCGTAATCGGCGCGGTCAGCTCCATCATCAGCGTGGGCGGTTCGCTTGTCAGCGGTATCGGCACGGTTGTGGCGGTGCTTGGTGGCCCGTTAACCCTTGCCATTGGTGCGGCGGTTGCTGCCGGTGTGCTGATTGCAAAGAACTGGGACACCATCAAAGAAGGCGCGGCAAGTCTGTGGAATACCATCAAGGAAAAGTTCGAATCTATCAAGAAATCGATAACGGATGCTTTTGATGGCGCAAAGAAGACGGTTACCGATGCTTGGGACAGCATCAAGAAAACCGTTTCGGATGGCATTGAGAAAATCAAGGGCCTTGTCAATTTCAAGTGGGAACTTCCGAAGTTGAAAATGCCGCATTTCAGCATCACGGGTGAATTCAGCCTTATGCCTCCGTCCGTGCCGCACATCGCCGTTGAATGGTACGCCAAGGCCATGCAGGGCGGCGTTATCCTAAAAAGCCCGACTATTTTCGGCGCGGCTGACGGCAAGATGTTGGGAGCCGGGGAAGCTGGCCCGGAAGTTGTGGTTGGTGCATCCAGCCTGTATGACATGATCAGAGGGGCGGTCAGCTCGACAACGAACCAGTACGGCGGCAACACGGTCTATGTGTACGGCGCACCCGGTCAGGATGTCCGTGAGCTGGCCCACGAGATCGCGAACATTATCAATGGGGATGTTAAAGCGGAAGGAGCGGTGTGGTGATGGAGCACTATTTCATTTTTAACGGCGAGTCCTCCGCTGATTACGGCGTTTGGATATCCGGCGGGGGCACCTATGACGCTCCTGCCCGGGATGTCCAGACGGAAGCCATCCCCGGAAGAAACGGGGCGGTAACATTCGACAACGGAAGGTTTGAGAACATCCAGCTGACCTATCCGGCGTTCATTTCCCGGAGGTTCCAGCCGAGGATTGACGGATTCCGGGCGTTCCTGTTGTCTCAGAAAGGCTACCAGCGTCTGGAAGACACTTACCACCCGGATGAATACCGGCTTGCCCTTTTTCATTCCGGCCTGACCGTGGAGACCACGCCGAGAAACCTTGCAGGAAGTTTTGACATCACATTTGATTGCAAACCACAGCGTTTCCTCAAGTCCGGCGAATCCTTCATTTCGGTCCAGAACGGCGGGACCCTGTACAACCCGACAAGGTTTACGGCTCTGCCCCTGATCCGGGCGAATGGTAACGGAAGCCTGACCATTGGAAGCAAAACCATCACGATCAGCGGTAACTCCGGGGTGATTTATCTGGATTGCGATTTGCATGATGCCTACAACGGCTCGACCAACAAGAACCGATTCGTAACTCCTGACTTTCCGCAGCTGGATCCGGGCGATAATCCGGTGACAATCTCCGGGCTGGCGGATGTTGAGATCATGCCGAGGTGGTGGACGATATGATTCCTGTTTTATTTGATTCAAACGAGACCGCCTTCACCAGTAACGGCCTCGGCAGATTGGATGCCATCAGCTGCTCCGTGACAGAGGAACTGAACGGCCTCTACGAGCTGGAGCTGGAGTATCCCATCAGCGGCCCGAGGTTCAAGGACCTTGTGGTCAGCAACCTCATTCTGGCTTTGCCGTATGACGGCGCGGATCCTCAGCCTTTCCGAATCTACAGAGTGAGCAAGGCCATGGGCGGCAGGGTGACGGTCTCAGCGCGGCATATCAGCTATCAACTGAACTGGATCCCGGTCATGCCGTTCAATTATTCGTCCTTGTCGGATTGCCTGACAAAGCTAAAAAGCCAGAGCGTTTACACGAATCCATTTAGCTTTGTGACGGATAAGACCGTGACCACCGGCGGGGCGTTTACCGAACCGCTGCCGTGCCGCTCCATGCTGGGCGGGGTACAGGGGTCTGTGCTTCAGCGTTACGGCGGCGACTACGAATGGGATAAATGGACGGTCAACCTGTGGAAACGGCGCGGATCTGATAAGGGTGTCAGAATCAGCTACGGCAAAAACCTGATCGATGCCAATCAGGAGACAAATATTGAAAATACCTACACCGGCATTTGTCCGTATTACATCAATGATGACACGAACGAAGTCATCACATTGCCGGAAAAGTACATTCTGGCAAGCACAGCCAGCAACTTCCCATTTCTGCGGATTCAGCCGGTCGACTTTTCCTCGGAGTGGGAGGAGCCGCCAACAGTTGCCCAGCTTCGGGCAATGGCGAACCAGTATATCACCGCCAACAATATCGGTCATCCGAATGTCAGCGTGGATGTGAATTTTGTCGCATTGTGGCAAACGGAAGAATTCAAGGATGTGGCTCCGTTGGAGCGCGTCCAGCTTGGCGATACTGTGACCGTCCATTTTGACAAGTTTGATTTGGACGAACAGGCCCGGGTGGTGTCCTATGAATTTGATGTTATCCGGGAGCGGTATAATTCCATCACCATCGGCGACCTTAAGAGTAGCCTTGCTAAGACCTTCGTGGAGCAGGGTGCAGCCATCGAGGCCGCGGCTGACGAATTGAAATCCGACATCACCAAAAGCACCAGCTGGCTAACCAGAGGAAACGGCTTCGTTGTTGCCGTCAAAAACACGGATGGAAGTTGGAAGGAGTTGCTTTTCCTCGATACTCCGAGCATCCAGACCGCCAAGAAGGTTTTGCGTATCAATGAAAACGGAATCGGCTTTTCCGATAACGGCGTGAACGGCACCTACGCTCAGGCGTGGACCCTTGACGGAACCTTAAGCCTGGGCGGTTTGAATAATGCCTACGGCAATCTGGTTCTGCTTAGTGCTTCCGGGCAAAAGACCCTTACCTTGGACAAGTCCGGCATGGCTCTCTATGACAAACAGGGGCGGCTGATTGCTGAATTCCATCAGGGCGGCACGTATTTCGACCACTATAACCGACAGGGGCAGTTTGATAGTGAAGCCTACCTTGACGGCAACGGCCTTTATGTTTCTTCGGAAAATGGCTCGACAGACATTTCACTGTCCCCGGGCTATCTGGACATCACCAGCGAGGACGGAAGCACCGGGTCTTACCGAGGCGATGGTCTGGATGTCGCCGGTGTCAGCATCTATGAGAACCGGGTGGACGCTGAGACAGTTGCCGCCGGGACGCTGGAAGTCGACCAGATAGTAAGCAGCGGTGACGAAGGGCAATCCGTCCAGATGTACGTGGCGGGGTCCATGCTGAATTTCAACAACGGCGTTTTGACCAGTTACGAAGAAGGCTCCGAGGAACCTGAGATTGAGGGCATATCAGATACTATCTTCGTGGACGGCAACATTTTGACTTTTGAAAACGGCATTCTTGTGGAGGTCGATAGCGAATGACTACACAAACGATTAAATTAAATCTTATCCCGGGCGGTGTCCTTCCGGTCGTCTATGCTTCTCAGTATGACAACCAGGTCAACGCTCTGGTCTTTCAGCTCTATAACGGAGCGACCCCGTACATCGTACCAACAGGCACGGCGGTCCTGATAAGTGGCACCAAGCCGGATAAGACGGGCTTTTCCTATTCAGCGGCTTCGGTCAGCGGGAACGTGGCGTATGTCAATGTTACCCAGCAGATGACGGCGGTCGCAGGGGATGTCCTTTGCGAGCTGAGGCTTCGGACGGCGACACAGATTATCGGGTCGCTCAACTTCATCCTCCGGGTGGAGCGGGGCGCGTTAACCGATGATTCCGTGCTTTCCGATACCGATATCCCGCTGATTGAACAGGCCGTAGATATCGCCGCCAACCTTGCGGACTATATCCAGGCGGCGGAAGATAGTGCGGCAACGGCGGTAGCGGCGGCAGAAACGGCAACGGACGCGGCGACGGCATCAGAGACGATTAACGAAAACGTCGAGGGGATCTACAACCAGTTAACCGACGCGACCACAGACGCAACCGAAGCGGCGGCGGCGGCAAACGCGGCGGCAGCAAGCCTGTCAAACCTGAGCGCAACAGCGAACACGCTGGCAGAAGGCGCGGCAGCAACAGCCAGTTATGACGCCACGAATAAACGCTTTACGTTTGGCATCCCACGGGGAGCAACTGGTGCTTCTGGCGTAACCACACCGATGACAGGTTTCTTCACCATGTGGGTGGACCCCGATACCGGCAACCTTTATGCGGCGGCCGAATCGGATATGTCTGACTTTTTCAGTTATGACAGCAGCACCGGCAATTTATATTATCTGACGGAGGATGGGACCTAAAATGGCAGTTGTACAAACATTAATCGGAAATGTAAAAGGCCCGCAGGGCGATACTGGCGCGACCGGGCCGCAGGGCGCACAGGGGGCCGCGGCAACTATTGCTGTTGGAGCAGTATCTACAACAGCTTATGGCAATCCGGCACAAGTGACCAATACCGGCACGGCGCAGGACGCGGTCTTTAATTTCGTTATTCCGCAGGGCAAGCCCGGAGAAAAAACTACCACAATGGGTGGTCTTACTCTGGACACAATCACGACTCAGACAGACTCGTATCCTGTCCCGGCGGTCGGAGATACTGGCGCAACCGCTTTCGGAAAAATCGTCAAATGGTTTTCGGATGCCTTGGCAGCCATCACCGGGAAACTGGACAAAGCAAACGTGGTGAACAACTTAACCACCACCGCTGGGGGGTATGCGCTGGATGCTCGGCAGGGCAAAATCCTGGCAACCACCATGCTGGGCATGAAGACCTTCAACGTGTCCAATGTGTCAGCCGGAACCCAGATGCAGACAAACCTGACCCTGTCTGGGTGGCATGTGGTTGGTTTCCGAATCACTCAGGCGAACACTCTTGACAAGGCCTACATCGGAGCAAACCAGACGCTATATTATAAATATAGTTCCAGTTTTACAGGTTCGACAGTAATAATCAATGCTTACTACTTCAGCAATACTTATCTGCAGGAACTCTAATTATGGACGAACTGAGACTAATAAACGGCTTCTCCTTCCCGATAGAGGACGGAGCAAGCCTGTCGAACATCGTACACCTTGCCGCTTCCGATGAGGCGGCTCTTGAGGTATGTGACCAGCTGACCGCTTACAACTGCTCTCATGTTGAGTTTCTCCACAACGGCATTGTCGCCGGAACCTATGACGAACTGGTTCTGGCGGCTCTGCCTGTTCGGCAGAAGGTCGAGGGCGGTGTTTTGGTCAGCTTCGGCTTGAGGAGTAAGACGGCATGACACACGCAAGAGCTAAGATATTTGCCCGGCTGATCCGAAAGGATCAGCGGAGCATTGAGGATGTCTCGGAGGAAGACCGGGCAGCAGTTCTGGCAGCCTATCGGGAGTTATTCAACGAGGATTTATAAAATGGATGCATTAATCGCATTTGTTTCGGCGAACTGGGTGGAATGGTTGTTTGCGGCGGCAACGGCGGCATTAGCTTTCCTTTACCGCAACATCTCTACCCGGCTTGCCAACGAACAGAAAAAGAATGAAGCAATCGCCGCAGGGGTTCAGAGCCTTCTGAGGGAGTCGATTGTGGCAAACTATAACAAATACTCGGACGCAAGATACTGCCCGATTTACGCCAAGGAGAGCATTAAGAAAGTCTATGCTGCATATCACGGCTTGGGTGGAAACGATGTAGCAACCGAGCTTTATCAGAAGATTTTGAGAATGCCGGAAACCGAGGTGAACCAAAATGATGACCAATAAAACCTATGACACATTGAAGCTGATTGCCCTGCTGGTGCTTCCGATCGGCACGTTCGTCAGCACGTTTTTTGACATCTGGGGCATCCAGTACGGTCAGCAGATTCAGCAGACCTTCATTGCCCTTGATGTCCTTTGCGGTGCCATCGTGACCATCGCCAAACAGATCTATGACGCGAGGCAGAACCATGGCTGATATCAATGATCTGGTTGCAAAGGCCAAGGACGAGCTTGGCTATCTGGAAAAATCCCGGGCCAACTATGATTTATACGGAGCGAACTGCCTATACCACAAGACCAAATACGCCGGAGCGGACAACTATACCAAATACGCTTACGAGCTGAGGGCCGCCGGCCTCGGTCATCCGAATGGTCAACCTTGGTGCCAATCGTTTGTAAACTGGCTTTTCTACAAGACCTTCGGGGCAGACCTGGCTAACCAGTTGCTTTGCGGCAAACTGTCTTCCGCTTCAACCATGGAAGTCAAGGATGCTTTCGTCCGGTCAGGCCGTCAGGTCGCAAGCGTGGAGCCGGGGGATATCGCTTTCCGTGCCCGGTCTGGCGGAGGCCATGTTGGTCTGGTTATCGGCTATGCGAATGGCAAGGCTATCACCATCGAGGGCAACAGTTCAAGCACAGATATAACTTCGTGGAATGGCGGGGCTGTGGTCAAGCATACCGGCGCACCATGGACATGGTATGTCCGCCCGGATTGGTCTCTGATCCGACCTAAAGAAGAAGTTTGGAAATGGATCCAGAGCGGCGGCAAGTGGTACTACCAGAACCAGGACGGCAAGAACCTCCACGGCTGGGCAAAAATCAAAGAGTCCGCCGGGGACTACTTTCATTGGTACTGGTTTGACAAGACCGGGGCCGCTGCTACCGGCGGTGTCCAGATTGATGGCAAATGGTACTTTTTCATGCCGGATGGAGACTTTGAAGGTGCCGAATGCATCACCAATTCGACCGGCGAGTTAGTAGTCTGGTCGATGACGGAATAAATCTTTTGTTAAAAAGCGGTGCAGAACCTCCTTGCCGTTTAACTGTTTTTCTTCTTTTTCATACGCATCGCTTTTATGCCCTGGCATCGTGCCGGGGCTTTTTTTGTTACTTCAATTTTTGCTTCAATTTTGCTTCACTTTTTCGGTTTTTTGGTGCTTTTTTCGGTCTTGCGGTGCCGAATGAAGGCAAAACGAAACCCACGGAAAGCCTTATATAGCGTGATTTTGGCTTAAATCCGTGGGTATAAAAAAGAATGGAGTTAACGAGACTTGAACCCTACAACAAGCACGGTATACAAGGCTCAGAGCTGATTTTGCTTCAATTTCTTGCTTCAAATTGAGAAAAGTAGGCGTTGATTTTGTCGGTCTCGGCCCTCTCTTTGTCCGCCAGAGTGTTCTGATATATCTGCCGGAGGACCGGGCTGTTTCTGCTCCAACCGCCCCGATTTTCAATAGTGCGCTGGGAAATTCCTCCCATGTACATCATGATGCTTGCGCCGTAATGCCGGAGGTCGTGGAAACGGAAGTGCGGCAGCTTGGCAAACCTCAAGGCCCGTTCAAACCGCCGGGCCAGAGCGTCCGGGTTGCAGTTGATAACATAGGGGCCGTCCGTGTTAGAGACTTCCCTGATGACAAAGTCCGGGTAAATGATCGTCCGGGTACTGTCGGCGGTCTTAGTGGTCTTGATGACCCAACTGCCGTCAGGATCCTTGACCATGGCCTTGTCAATGGTGACCGCATTGCCTCGGATGTCCTCCGGCCTGATCGCACAGGTCTCCGACCGCCTGAGCGGACCAAAGGCTGTCAGCAATATGGCCCGGTAAAGTGTCGGATCCGATTGACCACGGGTGTAGGCCAGGAGCGTCTGGATCTCATCGTCTGTCGGAGTGTGTCCGACATACCGCCTTTGCTGGGGGATGGCGATATCGTCCCAGTTGAATCGGACAAGGCCCTTTGTCGCGCTTTTGAACAGGGCTAAATGGTCTTTGACGGTCTTAGGGGATAAACCCTTGACCACGCCGCTATTGACCCATTTCTGTGCGTCTGAGAGCGTCAGGCGCGACACTTCCAGATCGCCCAGCTCCGTGCCCTCAAACCTGGAGGAAACAATGCCCCGGTAAGATCTGACCGTGGTAGGAGACAAAACCGGGGCTTTTCCGTCTATGTATGCGTTTATGGCTGCCATCACGGTCATGGGTGCATGGCTGCCGCCGTTCAAATATTCATCTTCCCATTCCTCCGCCAGCCTCCGTGCCGCTGCCCTTGTTGGTGCGGAAAAGGTTTTGCAACGGCGTTTCCCGGTTTCGTCATAGTAGTTGTATTTAAATGTCGCATTCTTTTTTTTCATGCGCTGCTGCCTCTATCGCCTGTATGTCGGATTTGGCAAAGTCTCCATTTCGTATATGGTCGAGTTCGTGCTTGTAAGCCTCAAGTCTTCGCTCCGGGCAATCATTCGGATCCAGAAGAATGGTATAACTTCCGTCCTCATTCGGCACCACCATCCCGTGGAACCCCGCCGGGGCGTTCTCCAGATAATGAACATTGATTACTTCATTCACTTTTGCTTCACCTCCCTCGCTGAGAAGGATAGCAAAAATGGTGTCCGATATTCCGCCCTCATTCGCCCCGCTCTTTCCTTTTGAGTGCAAGGGCCATCTGGTAGACGGTTTGGAGGTCTTCGGGAGACATTGAGCGTTGTACATCGAACAGGGCGGAAAGGTCTTTGTTATCCTTGATTTCCTGAGCAATAGCGGCGGTCTGAGGGTCGATGTAGTATTCCCCCGGCTTTTGCTCCTCGACAAGGTCGGCCTTGGAGACACCGAAGAAATTTGCCATCATTTCGATTTTGTCAATCCGTGGGTAAGACTTGGCATTGACCCAATCCGATACCGTCATGAATTTGAACCCAAGCGCATTACAAAGGTCGGTCTGGCTCATATCGTGTTCTTCCAGCAGCCGCTTGATGTTCTTTGCCATAATTTCCTTGTTTCCAAGTCCGCTCATGCTCGTTTCCTCCTTCTTTAGTGGGTGCTTCCATTATACACTAAAACCGTAAAAAATCATGCATTTTGTACGCTTTTTTAATAATTTCATGTTGACGCAACGGTTTTTCCGTAGTATTATGAGATAGTAAAACAACGGTTTTTCCGTATATAAGGAGGTGAGCAAATGGCAATAACGCTGAAAGCGGCAAGAGTAAACGCTGGCCTGACACAGGCAGCAGCAGCCGAGAAAATGGGAGTAACTGAGAACATCGTCAGTAATTGGGAACGCGGCTTGTCCTTTCCGAACGTGAGGCATATCAAGCTGATCGAGGAGGCATACGGCATTCCTTATGCAGACATTATTTTTTTGCCCAATGGCAACGGTTAAACCGTAATGAAAGGAGGTAGCTTTGGACAGAGTCAAGGAAAACGTCATTGAGTGGCTTGATGGAGATCAGACGGTCACCTGCACTTTCAGCCAGAAAAAGTTTGTAAACCGAATCAAACGGATGGCTGAAAACCACGCATCATCCGTCAAGATTTTGGCAGAAAACCATGACGGAAGCATTTTGGCAAGTATTCCACTGTCTGCAATTCACATCACGATTTATAGCCCAAAAAATGGCGGGTTTTACGGGGGAGAAAAAATTGGTACGGACTGACAACTCAGAATGCCGTATTTTCTCTGGAAACCCCACATACAACACAATCTACGGAAATGAAATGATTCAGACAGGTGTTTATATGCCTAAAGGGGTCATACCCAAAAATCTGCAATACAGACAGGAATAAGAGACAAGGAGAACCATGAAAAAAATTATCTACATCTGCGACCGGTGCAAGAATGAGGTCGCCGAACCCATCGCCGAAGTGTGCAGCTATGAGTTGTGTGACAAGTGTGCCGCCAAGGCCGCCGAGCTGGTCGCCAAGTTTGTGAAGCTGGGAGTGCCGGAACGTGAGGAACGCCCGAAAAAATGGGATGTCGGCAAGGCCCAGGCTCTGAGGGATGCCGGGTGGACTATTGAGAGAATTGCCGAAGAAATTGGCGTGAGCGCACCGACCATCATCCATAACACCACCCCGGCAAAGCCCCGGAAGGCCCGTCCGCACGAATGGGCTGAGAGCGAGCCGGTTCTGGATTCCCATGCCAGGCTGATGGAGTCGGACAAGTTAGAGGAGGACAAACAGTATGAAGAAGACGCTTAACACCATCATTAACGGATTCGGGTATCTGTGTATCATGCTCGGATTTGTCATTTTCATCGGGGCCGGCGGGGCCTCGGACCTCGGTGCCAATATGAGCCTTGTCCTGTCTGGCCTCTGGAAGGGAATGGCTATCCTGTTCATTGGGCTTGGCCTTGCGGGGTGGCGGTTATGAATGAGCAGGAGCGTGAACAGATGCACCTGGATGCCGCCGAAATCGCAGACCTTGCGGAGGGCATCCGTGAAATCCTCGGTCTGATCGGGGACGGCCTCTCCGAGGCGGTGGTCTTGGAACTGGCACTCAAGCGCATCATCGACCTTGCGGACAAATACTGTTGAAAGGAGGCAGCAGGATGAAAATGTCAGAAGCCAGCCGCCAGATGGAACGATGGCGGTACGAAGCCAAAAAGGCCCATTGCCTCAATGACAAGGAACTTGCCAAATTGCTTGGCTGCTCCGCTTCCAGGCTGACCCACGGCAATCTGCATCGGATGCCGTTTTATCAGGCCATGAGGCTGAAGGAGCTGGCGAATGGGTAGGACTTATGACGCAGCAAGAAAACTCGATTGGATCTATTACTATTCCGAGGATCAGGGCCGGATCTGTTGTGTCCCGGTCGGATCCAGCGCGGCGAACAAAATCGATGAGAAGATGCTTAAGGTTTATCACGGCACGGCCTCCGAGGCCATCGCCGAATTGGAGAAGGTACAAAAGGAATTTGGTCTGACCGGGAAATTCGGTCGGCGTAAGGAAATGAAAAGGAGGAACTATGATCGAAATCATGAAGACAAACAGTAGCGAATTGATGCCGGAGACGAAGGAGGAGGCTTTCGGCGAGCTGATGGGCAGGGTAAATACACTCCGCAACTGGCTGATGGACACGGCAAGCGGTTCGGACTATTTTAGCGGCGACCAGCGCATGGTCTGCACTCTGATGGGCTTCCGGGATGTTATTGACGCGGCTAATGCTAAGAAAGAAGAAAAGGAAAAAGCCGGCGCTACCAACACCGGCTCAATCTGAGGGCGCGAGCGCTCTCCAAACAAGTATAAGGAGATTATACCATGACACTTTTCGAACTTACAAGTGAATACGAGAACCTTTTAGAGATGCTGGAAGACCCGGAAGCGGACGACCAGATCATTACCGACACTCTGGAAGCTATCGGCGGCGAAATCGAGGCCAAGGCCGACGGCTATGCCCGTGTTATCCGGCAGATGGATGCGGATGCCAAGGCCATCAAGGCCGAGGAGGAGAGGTTGTACAACCGGCGGAAGTCCTTGGAAAACCGCATCAGCTATCTGAAGAGCCGCCTCCAGTTCGCCATGGAGCTGACCGGCACGAACAAAATCAAGACCGAGCTTTTCAGCATCGGGATCCAGAAGAACCCGGCCCGGGTCGTTATCGACAACTCTGCCGGGATCCCTGCTGCTTACCTTATTCAGCAGGAACCGAAGATTGATACCGCCGCCATCAAGGACGCATTAAAGAACCCGGAAGAGGCTCCGATCTGGAAGGGCATCGCCCATCTGGAACAGAGCGAAAGCCTCAGGATCAGATAAGGAGGGCAGAGTTATGGCAATACTTTGCATGATTTATGGACAGAGCGGAACCGGCAAGAGTACCAGCCTTAGAAACTTTGCCCCGGAAGATGTATCCATCATCAATGTGTCTGGCAAGCCTATGCCGTTCAGAAAAAAGCTTCCGACCGCCAACACGGACAGTTATACACAGATCATCCTGGGCCTTCCGAAGATAACCACACCGAGCATCGTGATTGATGACGCAACCTATCTGATGGTCAACGAGTTTATGCGGAATGCCAAGGTGACCGGTTACCAGAAATATACCGACATGGCATATAACTTCAACAACCTGATCGATGTGGCAGCAGGATTGCCGGAAGACAAGATCGTCTATTTCATCGGTCATTCGGATCAGGCCGATGATGGTCGGGAACATTTCAAGACCATTGGCAAGATGCTCGATAACTATGTAACGCTGGAAGGCAAGTTTACCATTGTCCTTAAGACCATGGTCAAGGACGGCGAATATCTTTTCAGCACTCAGAATAGTGGACAGGATACGGTTAAGTCGCCTATGGGCCTCTTTGAGTCTCCGACTATACCGAATGATCTCAAGGCGGTTGATGTGGCTATCCGTGAGTATTACGGAATTAATAAAAACGAAAGTGAGGATAAAGCAGAATGATTCAGAAATGGTCAGACTATGACAAGGTTAAGGGCTATACGGAGTTTGAACGCCTCCCGAAGGGCGGCTATGTGGTCAAGATACTCGGGGTGTCAGTTGGACAGAACCGCGACTTCCAGCAGTATCTCAAGATTTCCTGCGATATCGCGGAGGGCGAATACGCCGGATATTATGCAGAACAGTATAAGGCTAACACCAACGAGGATAAGCGGTGGGTGTGCAACCTGATCCAGAGCATCCCGGTTGATGATGGATCCGAACGCGATGGATGGACAAAGAGATCCTTCCGCACGATGATCGATGCGCTTGAAGAAAGCAACCCCGGTTTCCATTGGGATTGGAACGAGGGCAAGCTGAAGGGCCTGATCATTGGCGGCCTGTTTAACGAGCGCGAGTATGAGGGCCAGGACGGCACGATCCGCCGGGCAACAAACCTTGCAAGGTTCTGCTCCGTAGAAAAAATCCGTTCCGGCAACTACACTCTGCCGAAAGACAAGCTCCTTGACAGACAGGCAACCGCTCCCATGCCTGACGGATTTGTCAGCATTCCAAACGGAGTCGATGACGAAGGGCTGCCCTTTAATTAATAGCCATGGATATCTTTGACCAGAAAGCGGTGTTGGAATCCTTCCGTGTCCTGGTCGATACCAGGGAGCAGCCAACAGCCAGGTCAAAACGGCGATATGCAGCCATGGGTGTGCCAGTCGAAAGGGCAACGCTGGATTATGGAGACTACACCTATAACGCCACGTTGCCCGATGGCTCTGACATCTATAACACCGCCGAGACCATCAGCCCGGTGTGCGTGGTCGAACGCAAGATGGATCTGGATGAACTGGCCCAATGTTTCACCAGGAGCCGCGACAGGTTCCGGCGGGAGTTTTCCAGAGCGACAGACCATCAAGCCCGGATCTATCTGTTGGTTGAAAATGCCAGTTTTGAAAATCTGGTGAATGGAAAGTATCGCAGCCGGTTCAATGCCAATGCATTCATGGGCTCGGTAACAGCCTATATGGTGCGGTACAACATGGGCTTGTTGTTCTGCAAGGAAGATACCTCCGGGCGGCTGATCCGTGAGATCCTGTACCGCGATTTGAAAGAGAGATTGGAGCGTGGTGATTTTGGCTAAGAAAATACCATTAACAGAGAGTGAAGAAGGTTTTTTGTTCTTCGACACAGAAAAGTGTTGGTTCTGCTTTTTGGATAAAGACAAGTCGGTGGTGAACCCGATTACCGAAATCGGAGCATTTCGCATCGGGCATTTCGACTTGACCCCGGAAGAACTGACCGCAATGAGAGAGTGGTTAAGGGAGAATTTGAAGGATGGGGTATTTCAAGATTGACCGGCAAATCTTCGACCATTGGTTGTGGGATGATAAGCCGTTCTCCAGAGGCCAGGCTTGGATAGATCTGATTGGGTTGGCAAATTATGAGGATGGGAAAACGCTTTATAGGGGCAAGGTCGTTTCTTGTGACCGAGGAACTGTATATAGATCAATATCTTATCTTGCAGACCGTTGGGGATGGAGTTGGGAAAAAACGAAAAACTTCCTTTCTTCACTCGAATCCGACAATATGGTCAAAATGAAAACGGCAAGGAACCTGACAACGATAACCCTCATGAATTATGGGAAATTCCAAGATGTACCCGGAACGGACCCGGGAACGAATCGAGAGCCGACCTTAGAACACACCGAGAACGCAACCGGCAAGGAAAGAAGAAGAATAAAGAAGAATAAAGAAATCAATAACGCGCGCGCGAATGATGTTGAGTGGCAGGGCTTCCTCCAGATGGTGAAAGAAAGCGAGGAGCGGGAGAATGATAGTAACTGAGTTTGACGAGATCCAGAGGATTCTCAATGGGCGATACAAATTATGCCAGACAAGGAACGAGGCATTTCGTTGGTTTGAGGCTTTGAAACCTTATGACTTCTCCGTGGTCAAGGAGGCGGTCAACGATTGGATCATCAATGACGGCTGGAAGCCTGAAGTGGTCAATATCGTGGAACGCTGCAAGGATGTTTTGCGCTGGCAGCAGCAAGCCAGGGTGAACGAGGAGCCGAACGAGCGCACGGTGGCCTGTCCGTTCTGCCATGATACCGGCCTGATCATTACGACCCATCCGACCGGAGTCAGCACCGGGAAGCCCTGTCCGCATTGTTCCAGGGGAAAGAAAAACTATCCCTGGGAGTTCCTGAACGAGGAGGAACGGCGCGAGTTCAACGAGAAACGCATCAAGCAGGGTATAGCGGTTCCCAAGTACCACGAAGCCCCGAAGGACTTTTACAAGGCTTATGTGTATGGAGTGAAGTGATGGATGGCTTTGAACTCCGGGGCACAACGGCCCCATGCAAGGGTTGCCCAGACCGATACCTTGGGTGCCATTCGGAATGTGAGCGGTACGCAGATTTTTGCCGGGAGCTGGAGAGGATCCGGGCGGCACGGAAGGAAGGGTCGGAGCTGAACGCTTATCAATCCGAGGCTTACCGCCGCCTGATGAGGAGAAAACGCAATCATGAATTATGACAAAGTTTATGCTGAGTACCAGACAAAGGCCAACCGGTTGATGATGAACCTTAAGGATCTGAGGCGGTACATTGGCATGACAAGCAGGGACCTTGCCGAGGCTTCCGGGTTGAGCCGGAATTGTATCTGGGCGATTGAACATTGCCGCCGGGGCGTGACCTTGTACACGGCCTTAGCCTTATGCACCGCCATGGGAGTCGAACTTGGAGACCTGTTGACCGAAAGGAGAGAAACAAATGAAGATTGGGAGAACTATTTTAACCGCCGCTCTGATCACGCTGGCGGCAGCAGCTCCGACGAGGGCTGAGGTCATCGCTGAGATTCATACGGAGGGCGGCATTGAGTCCGCATTGGAAATAACTGAGGCCTGTCCGATTGAGAGCGAACTTGTCGAGGATCCAGAGGACCGACCTGCTGCCGGAGTCTATTCCGGGATCCAGATGACGGAGGACGAGGCTCAGCTGCTCAGGAGCATCCTTGCGCTTGAGAGCCAGGGAGAAGGTCTTGACGGACAAAAGGCGGTGGTGGAGGTCATTTTCAACCGGGTCATATCGGACAAGTGGCCCAATACTGTGGCGGATGTCATTTATCAAAAGGGCCAGTTTGCCACGGTCAGGTACCTCAAGCGGCCTTATGCGGTTCCGGGCGAGGCTGAGGATGATGCCATCTCGGAGGTGCTGAGAGAGACAGAAACGGTCTTGCCGGATACAAGGTATGTCTTCTTTGACACCAGAGGAGTGAACGGCAAGGGCCATGTCAGAATCAATCATCATGTGTTTGGGAGGTAGCCCATGAAGAAGGTGTTGACGGCTGACAAAGTCAAAAAGCTGCCTGTCGGGACGGATGTTTTTTTAGTCAAAGACGGCACGGATCTGCGCGGAATGCTCTGGATCGTTAAGAGCGGACGGAAAAAATTTCTTAAGGGCCTGGCTTCGAAATTGGAAATCAAGGACATGCCAGGATGGCATTATGAGGTGGATGTATGACCGACAAGGAGAAGCAAGAACGGAAGGAACTCCGGGTTGAAATCAAAGCCCGGAAGCTGATTATCAAAAAGCTCGACACCGCCATTGCCGCCTTGGAGATGACGGCAAACCGGCAGCGATCAGAACGCGAGGCCAAGCGTGAAAAGCTTTTGACTTATAAGACCTATAACGAGGCACAGGACGCTTACGGATGGGGCTATATCACAGAGGAGGAGTTTGACGAAATCACCGCTTTTCTGGAATCGCCTCAGGAAATGGCTGATGCAGCCACGGCTGAGGACATTGCTTTTCGAACCTTGAAAGGCTGGAGGTCTCAGGTGGCAGGAGAGCAAGCGGCGTTAGAATTTGAATTGCTTCCCCAAAGCGAACAAAGCCGAATCCGGGAGGAAAACTTAAGGATCCTCAAGGAACGTGAGCAGAGAAGGAAGGAGCGAGAAAATGGAAGGCCAAATAAGTCTGTATGATATCTTTCCAGACTTTGACCGACCAATTCCGTGTTTGCCTCAGGCCGTCCCGGAACCAGAAGTTGGCGAGTGGGTAACCACGCACGGAGCGGTCATATGCCACATCATGCGGCCCGGCTATATCGGCAGGAAGGTGGTCATCGACAAAAGCACCATCGGACACGAATGGTACCAGGTCGGCGTTTTGGAGAACGTGGTCTCAAGCGAATATTATCAGCTTGGTGTTGACGGCAAATATGTCCGGGTCGAGTGCGACAGGTCTGTAGTCTATACCGGCACCAGACAGAGGCAACTAATTGACCACCGCCCGGGCGTTGAGATATTCGAGTGTCTTCCTTGGGAGGCCTACCCGGAGCGCATGGAGGCTATTGGTGCCAGGATCGGAGGGCGAAGGTATGTATAAAAAATTCAACTTCGGTCGCTGGATCAAGACACAAGACAACGATGCTCCGTTTCTGAAATGCCCGGAATGCGGCTGCGGCATCGTATGGGAGCCGTATCAGATGGCTATCGGGACACACGGAATGCACTACTGTCCGTACTGCGGCTCGGACATGTGGGACGGGATCCAGCTGACCATTGACCAAGTGTAACTCACGCCGATCCAGACGGCGTAACAATATTTCAAAAAAGCGAAAGGAGGCCAACTCCTGTGATCATAAAAATAAAACTCGTTCCTGCTAAATCACGCGATCTGGAAGATTGACAGCCTTGAGAGACAGGCAGCCACGAGCAGGTGTCACAGCCTGCCTGCCCCGTTGAGGTACTGAAACCGAGAGGATCTGAAGCGAGTGCGCATCAGCTTCGGAGAAATCAAACAGGAACCTGTTTAAAAGGACGGCTGTGTTCAGTAAAAACTCGCCGTCTACCATGGGAACGTAGCTCAATGGTAGAGCAGGGAATATGGCGGCCGAGGAAGCCCAGATGCAGGTTCGAGTCCTGCCGTTCCCATCTTCCAGAAGAAGATGACGATGGAAAGACATATACGGCAGGGAGAAGCCCGAGAACAAACCCAGTTCCGCTTTCGACTTCAAGCGGCGGTCGAGTCAGCTTGTACACGGAGTGACCGAGATGATGTCCGTGGCAACTGTGAAATCTTTTCGGTTCAGAGTGAACGCATGGAGACAGTAACGATGTGAACCGAGTAGCCGCCTTCCGTGGTGAGGGAGATATTGGATGCTCTGGAAGGTTCGATTCCTTCGGCGGCTGTCTCATGAGAGGAAAGGAAGCAATATGTTAAAATTCAATCATAAGGAAATTGAAAAGTTACTTGAGGCATTGATCGGCAATACCGAGCCTGTTGCGGATTCTGCGATAGACGATGAAATCAATGAGAACCTGATGCTGTTGATTGATACAGTGAACTGGTGTCTTGATGGGGTCTATGATGCGGCTCGACACAGAAAGAGTCCGTACGGAAGCCAGAGCGCAGTAGGGGAAAGGGCATATGCCGCTATGCTTGAATGGAAGGATTGGCTTGAGAATGTCGAGAACGAGCTTGCTTGATAGAAGGGGGAAAATGAAATGAAAATCAGAGTTACAGAAATCGAAGCGGATGCGAGAGAGTTGAGGGAGTGCAATTCACTTGCTGATAATGTTATGGGTATGTTATCACGATGTTTTCAATCACATGAGCCGTTTGAGGATGAATCTGTTGATGATGAGGAGAACCCGACATGAAATGCACAGTTGAGGAGTGTTACTACCGCAGGACAGGAAACCACCTTCCCTGTGATGAGTGCCTGATTGAAGGTACTGAGGAGTGCGAGGAGATGCGAGATGATTAAGTGCGGAGATTGCAGGTACAACCGCAGAGATTGGACAAACAAGAACAATCCAGACTACTACTGCGGTAATGAGGATTCAGAGAACTACGGCTATGCGACCATGTACACCGATGGGTGCGAGGACGGAGAGGAGAAACAGGCATGAGGTACACGATCGAATTAACCGAGACGCAGATCGGTATAGTGGAAAAGGCGTTGGAGGAGTGGTTTCGTTTGCGGATGGGACAGGATATCGAGTTTTGCAATGATATGGCATCGCTTAACTGCGACTTGTCACCGGATAATCCGAAGCACGAGTGGATATTCGATATGTACATCGCCAGACGGGATCACATGAGCGAGTTGATGAAAGCGATTTTTCGCATTGCCTTTGAACCGAAAGGATACCTTGAGAAAAAAACCGATGACATGCTTGTTGCAGAGGATATTTGGGACAGCATCAGATGTGCAAGGGGCAGGAGTAGATGGGGCGAACCGCTCCATCTGAGCGAAGAGCCTATGCCAAAGGTAGAAAAATATGAAATTGAGCAGTGAACAGGAGATAGTATGTAAAGTGTTTTGCAAGAAGCGCAATGGCATAGTGCATTGTTCTGAATGTCCGATGGCACTGAGCAAAACTGGCTTTGTTTGTCTGAGAAATGTAAAAGAAGATGATGCAAAGGAGTATTGGGATTGGGATGGAAGCCCTTACCCTGCGTTGGAGAAAGGCGGTGAACAGAATGGCAGTATTAATTGACGTACCGCAAGTCGCATATAGGACTTGGGCGATAGAGGTACATACAGGCGATATGATGCGTGATTATGAGCTTGAGCGAGAATTAGAAAAAACATTAACGCAATATCCTTACAGCAAAGAACATGACCATGTGAGGTGAAAGATGACCAGAGAAGAAGCCATTAAAACTCTCCAAGAGCTTTGGAGAGAAACTGAAGACCATTGGTACGAAGAAACATACAGCCTGGCGATAAAAGCGTTGAAACAGATGCTTTCCACAGATACAACTGAGAATGTGCAAGGCGATGATGAAGCGAGATGAACAGAATGGATGACTATATGGACAAACAAACAGCGGCAAACCTATTAGATAATTTGGTCGGCATGGTAGATGACAGCCAAGAGAATGACTATGATACCGCACTCAAGATGGGAATCGAAGCACTAAAGGCAGATGTACAGCCAGTCCGGCACGGGCATTGGATATACACTCCGACCAGTCCGTTAGGCTTTACATGTTCTGAGTGTGGCAAAGAAATGTGTCGGTTTAATTACTGTCCGCACTGTGGAGTAAGAATGGACGAGGTGACACAATGACTAAAGATTTAGCTATTAGAATCTTAGGCGGTGCCATTTTAGGCACAACAGAACAAACACATGAAGCTGTTGCGATGGCGATAAAAGCACTATCAGCGTTGCCGTCCGCAAGTGATCTAATCGACAGACGAGCGGCGATCGATGCACTTGACGAACAGATTGAGCAGTGCGACAAGTCACTCAGTGAGTTAGACATCTCGATGAAGGATTGGTATGCGGTAAAAGTTGAAAGAGCGTCGCTTGTGGCATTGAGAGAGACACTCAAATATTTGCCATCCGCACAGCCAGAACCGCTCACCGACAAAGAACAGCGGATATTTCTCGCCGCAATGGGGAGAGAAGAAAGGGTCTGCAAGGAGGTTGACAGGCATTATGTACGTGAGCCGTATGAGGACAGCCTTGTGAGGGTCTGCAAAGAAATCAGACGAAAGGTAAAGGGTGCGTTATGGGAGACTTGATAGACAGACAGGCGGCGATTGATGCGATGGGATGCATAAGTGATAGTCTGTGCGAAGGGCAAGCAACTGATGCTCTATGTGAATTACCATCCGCAGATGTGGTCGAGGTTGTTCGGTGTAAGGATTGCCTTATACATGGGCTATGTAGATTTGAACAGGGGCTTGGTTTAGACGGCTTCTGTTCGAAAGGAGAGCGGAAAGATGGATGACGACATGGTGCGAGGATTGAAGGAATATTTCAAAGAATACAAAGGATGTCGAAATTGTAAGCATCAACCTGAGCCACTTACAATGTGCGATTACGGAAAGCGAAAGACTTACGTTGAGTTGATATGTTCAGGATGGGAACGGAAGGACGGTGAACAGAATGATGACCCCAGCAAGATTTGAAGACGAAATCAAACGGATCGTTGAATCTGATGAAAGTATCCTCGACCAGATCGAGGCCTACAACAGACTTACAGAGGACACGCTCAGATCGCTCGGATACGGGCAGGGCGTTGATCTGATGTTCAAATATATAGCACACGGGCGAAAATAACATGACGATAACAGACACTTACAACTATTTAATGCAGATCCGGCGGATTGAATGGACCATCAAGCGGCTGACGCTCGAGCATGACGAATTGCAGACTTGCCTGTTGCCGTCCGCGATCCGGTATGACAAGGATGTGGTGCAGACTTCTCCAGAGGACACTCTGAGCGCAATTACATCCAAGGTTCTGGAGCTGGAGGCGCGGATCCGGGCGATGAATGAGCTGAAAGCCGATACCATCACGGAGCTTGGCAAGGCCATCGGTCAGTTGCCGAACCAAATGGAAGGTACAGTATTGACCGCTTATTACATCCGCAGGATGACGATGGAGCAGGTATCTGAACAGATTGGCAAAAGTCTTCAGCATTCGTACCGGCTTCGGAAAAGAGGGGTCGCACATCTTGCCCAACTAATTTAGGAAATGTGATTAAATGTTAGTGTCAGGGTGTGCTAATATACTATCGTGCAAAGATGATAAGTGCGAATCATAGCTACCTTTCATTGTATGGAACCAACTCATGTTTCTCCCAGAAGACAGGCTGCCTTAACCGGCGGTCTGTTTTCGTTTAGACATTATGGCATCAGAAGCGGCAAACAAATTCTATTCATCAAAAGCCTGGAAGGATTGCCGGGCGGCTTACAAGAAAAAAGCAAAAGGTTTATGTGAGCGGTGCCTTGCCAAAGGTCTGTACGTGCCTGGGGAAATCGTACATCACAAGACATACATCAATGCCGACAACGTGACAGATCCGCAGATTCTGACGGACTTTAACAACCTTGAATTGCTCTGCCGAAAATGTCATGGCGAGGAACATGACAAACTGAAGCGGCGATACAAAGTTGACGCGCTCGGAAGGGTGCTGATATAGCCCCCGTTTTCGGTGCGTTTTTGCGCGGTCCGGCAG